TGTAAAAGTAGACGGCGTGTAAGCAGATGCGTTTGTAACATTGCCATCTCTAGCAGAACTAGAAAGATCCATGTCAGGCGCTGTTAAAGGAAAACTCCTTGCTACAAAAATATTTTTTTTCCTAGGATATTCTCTGTTGTAACCATTTACAATGTAAAATGTTCTTTGCGTAAATATAGCTCGCTTAGAAATTAATTCAACTGATATTTCGTCACCAGCAGATGGTGAACTAGACAAAGTTATACCAGTACCACCTAAAGTAAAACTCGTGTCTTCAACTCCATTTACAATAACTTTAAGATCACTAGCCGTTAAACCTACTGTAGTTGTAGGTGGTACTGAAAATGTGCCGCCTAAAGGTATTGTAGTACCATCACCCCACACGTTGTTATCGTTAAAAGAAATTGAAGCGTAAGAACCTGTTACACCCTCTATTTTAGAAACTAAACCAGACTTCATTTGCTCAATATCTATTTTTTTAGGCTGCCCAACATTATCTGTCCAGAATAAAGTACCATTAAGTATGTTTATACCGGTTATATAAACTTTTTTTCTAAAACCTAATAAAGTTTTTGTAGTGTCTACAAGTATAGGTGATATATCGCTAGATATTAAGCTGTACTCTACAATAGCATTTGATGTGTCACCACATATAAACCATATAATTCTATCGTTTTCAGTATCTACTATAGAACCTACGCAAGTAGCACCAGCAATACCAGTGCTATTCATCGCTGCGTTACCTTTAGAATTAGTTAAAGCGCCTACAGTATCACTATCAGACGATGCAACCTCAACGTTCATCGCGTCTCTGTACTCACCATTAGGCACTAATCTTTCGTCAAGGTCTTTATTCATTTTCCCTGACGTAAAAGTATTTTTAATCTCCGGCATATACTAGTGTTTTATTTGTTTGGACTTACCTCTTAGTATTTGGCTTATTTCCTCTAATTTAATATTTGATAGTCTTAGTTTTGCATTTCTAATAGCTGCAAATCTTTCTTTTTTATATCTATTAACTATGTTTTGTGATATGTTTGCTCTTGTAGACATTATAGCGTAAGCTATAGACTTGTACATTGCTTCTTCAGCAAACTTATGTACTTGCATCTCTGCATCTGTTCCTAAACTATCACTTATGTATTTTAATGTAATTGTTATTCCAGAAAAGCTAGAGCTAAAATGTATTTTTCCTTTTAATGGGTCTATATAAAAAGAACCATTTACTTGAGCGTATTGTGGATCTAATCCATATCTTTGACCTATGTTCAAATCGTATAAACCACTATCGTACTGATCGTTGTCTATAGACGATATATTGCTATTTGTATGTACTTTGTATTTATCCCAAGTTGTAGAATTATCTGTCGTAGCTAAACTACCGTCACCATTAAAAGTATAAGCTTGGTTGTTATTAGCATCTTGAACTATTTTAAAAGGATTAGATGTTTTAGAAACAGGATATATAATGTGTTCTATACCTGCATTGTCAGTATAAGTTAACTTTACATAGTTAACGTAATCTTGTGGTAGTACCATTGTAAGTGATGGTGGTACTATTATTTCTTGGGATTTTGTAGATTTAAAAGTATCAAAACTTAATTCTTGTAACGCTCTTTGCGCATGAAAAGCAACGTCAGTTCTTTTTACTTTTTTCAACATTTTATCATCACCAACATAAGCAACTATAAATTGGTCTATTATGTTTTCTAAAGAAGTAAATTGATATTCACCAAATACACCAGGTGAAGCTGTACTATAATACTGTTGTTGAGTTTGATTTATTAATCCCATTTATTATATTTTTTCTTGTTGAATATTTTTTATTTCTTCTTGTGACGCTATTTGATATAGCTGTATATTTTCTATAGAAACACCTGCTAATTGTAATATTTTTAATATTAAATTGTTTTCTTCAGATGGGTGTAATTCAAAATCTATTGAATTAGCAGAGTTGTACATGGCTACACCATTTATTTCTACATAGTTCCAAGATACCGTAGCTGGTTTTCTAATATAATCACATTTTATATCATCAGTTGCAAACGTAACTTGCACCGGGCCACCGCTACTTGACGCGTTATTATCATTACCGTTACTATCAACAAGACCTATCGTGCTGTTGCTCCCGTTAACAGTTATTGATCCAACAAAATAATCTCCATTAGCAAGGTTTGGTTGTATTACTTGCTGGCCTATTTCTATAAAACTATAATTAGCAGAGCTAGTGCTAACAACAATATCGGGGTTACCACTAGTAATAGTAAAACCTCCAACAACAAAATATGGAGCAGCAGATGCCGAAGGTGTTGCGCTATGTGGTTTTATTTTTATACCACTAGCAGATGTTCTAGAATATATAGGTCTTCTTGGTGTTGGTCTTGACAAAGGTGATCTATCAAACAATATTAATTCGTCCTCAGTAACTTCTTCTATAGTGTTCGCGTAAGAACCATCCACACCAGTTAAAGAAAGTCTAAGCACACTGTCTAATCTATAAACATCGCTTGGCAATGTCCCATCACCAAACTGATTTATGATAGTAACAGGTCTTTGTCTTCTTTTAAATATACTTATTTTTTCTTCTAACAAATGACCTAAGTCACCGTAAGGAGTATTATCTTTTGGCAATCTATTGTACTGATTCTTATCATAAAAATATTGCTCAAATATATCCATTTGAGCTTGGTTAGCAAATAAGTTAAACTCTTGTGGAGTTACATAACCTCTTTGCTCTTTGTTAGCTATTGCTAATACTTTTTGATATACCGTGTCTATATTGACTGCCATAATTTCTTTTTAATTTGTAGTTTGCAATCGCCCCGTAGAGCGACTGCTTCTACAAAGGTTTTTACTTCAATTGTTTTTCAATAGTTTTGTAAATTTCCATACCTTCATCAGTTTTAAACCAAGAGGCTAAAGCTGAATATGGATGTTCATCAAATGGAACGTTCATTAGTTTTCTACCGTTAGATCCCCAAGAAAAAGTTCTTTGATCTTGAGATAATATTAATAACCCCATTTCTGTTGCTCTAATACCAAAGTTTCTAAGTACAACATTGTCGTCGTTAAGAAGCTCTAGAAATACCTCTGGATTTTTCTTAGCATATAATAGTAAATCTCTTTTAAGCTCTTTAGAACTCATCTCTGACACCTTAGAGCCTAATTCTACACGCATAATTGCTTCAGCCATGTCTATATCTATACTTTTAGCCGCCATTAACGCTTCAATTTCTAATTCTAAAGTTTCTACTTCGTCGGTAGCGTCTTGAACTGCATTGTATTCGAAATATACTTTGTCTTTATCTGGGTGATATAAAGATAAAAGTTTTTGTAACGTTTGTTTTTCTTTTGGTACAATTAATATACCGTCCATAAACATTATGTGAGAAACTTTTGCATCACCCTTAAACTCATCTACAAAAGGTGTTTTTTGATTATCAGTTATTTTGAGCTCTCTTTCATAACCTTTTTCTTCATCAAACCAGTATATGCCACTACCTCGTAAAACAAAGCATAGTGGCGAGCTTCCTTTTAATATGTACTTTCTTTCTTTTATTTCCCAAGTATTAGTTGGTTTTACTTCTTTTTTTACTTTTGGTTGTTCTACAACCGGTGGTGTTTCAACAACCACCTCTTTAATTTTTTCTTTTTTTGCCATAATATAATATAATATAAGTTAATAAAATAAAGGGTCGAGGCCGAAGCCTCGATCCTTAAGTAATAAATGCTTACTTCATTAAGAAGAAGTTATTAGCACCTTGAGTTACTAAACATCTTTCAGATAAATAGTTAACTTCCATCGCGTCTAACTGTGAAGTCGCAGCTCCAACAGATCCAGTGATCCAAGTTTTCATTTTTCTGCTTTCAGTTTGTGAAGCTCTGTATCTAACGTGTAAGAATGGTCTCTTCATGTTTTTACCTAAACCTTGGTCATAAACATTAGAAGTTCCAGCTGGTACTACAACACCGTTAATATCTGCAAAAGCACCTCTAAGAGTAGCATCGTTTAGATATTTCCAGTCAGACTTGTAAAAGTCATAAGTACCTCTTCTAAATCCAGTAAAGCCTAAGTTTAATGCCATATCAGCTGAGTTATCGAATAAACCATAACCAACACCAACGTTAGGAGCTAAACCAGCTAACATGTCGTCGATAGCTAGAGAGTGACCTCTATTTAAGAACATCATGTTTTCTTCAATAGCACCTTGAGAGTCAAATCTCTTTAGCATTAAATCCATAGAACCTAAAGCATCTGCCGCACTACCATAACCACCAGTCATAACATTACCTCTAGCCTCTATAGCTGCAAATAAACCTTGAGTACCAGATATAGCTCCTAAAGAAGCACCTGTAGTGCCTGCAGTACTTCCATTAGCGTTTAACTCACCTTCAATACAAGTCATTTCACAGTAATCTGTAAATCTAGCCATTGTATCTCCGTTTGCTTTTAAGTACCACATGTAACCGTTTTGTCCTTCTTCACCAGAAACTTCAATCCAACCAATAGCTGAAGCGTCAGATCCTGAAACTTCGTATAAGTCTTTAATGATAACTGGTTTGTTTTCTAAAGAAGCAAAAGATGGTTCTAAAGCTTTTTCATGAGCTGGCTGTCCTTTTTTAAATTCAGATCCAAATACGAATCCAGTTACAGCACCGTCTGTAAAAGTAATAGCTGTACCACCAGAAGTGTCCATAGCTGCTTGAGTATAAGGTAATACAGTAAACGTATTATCTGTAGAAGCTGTTACTAAACATTTTAATGTACCAACACCATCTCTATTTAACACTACAGTATCGTGTTTTCTAACACTGTGTCCATTACTAGTTACAATACCTGCAGATGCGTCTATAGTACCCGCTGCAGATATGTGTAAACGACCTTGCTCAGACCAAACTACTTGGTCAGCTGCCATCGCTTCTTCAGCTCCTACTTGTGCAAGAAATCCTGAAATAGTTCTGTTTCCAAAAACTTCAGCTTCTTTTTCCATAAGATCTGGTAAATATTGTTGCGCCCATCCAGAGTCACGTAAGTCTACGTAAGCACTTGCAACCGTTTGTTTTATTGCCGAGGGAGTTGCCGGTAACGGCAAATTCGGCGTAATTGTTCCTACTGACATAATTTTTTATTTTTTAATTTTTAAATTTATTATTTGTTTTTAATTTTAAACTTAAAGTTAGGAGAATCATCGCTAAGCGCTCTGAACTTAGTACCACCACTAGTATTTTGATTACTAAATGATTGTCTTGGGTCCATACTTACGTTTTTGGCTTTGGCAACACTTTCTTTTAAAGCGTCAGCTTTACCTTGTTCGTAAAAGTGATTAGCAACAGCATCAGCGTTCATTGCAGTATATAGAGATTTATGATAACCCATAGCATCTGACATTTCATTTTTTTCATTCAAGAACTTCTTGACAAAATTATTAATGTCGCTTTGAGTAGTCTTAACCTCGTTAGCATTGTTCACGTTAAACCTATATCTTTTATCCCCGACGTTGTATTCAAAACCTTTGAATTTATCGTTAAAAACTTGATTAGTTTTATTTAAAAAATTTTTTGTTTGTTTTTCCGCTATTTTTTGAGTTTCTTCCGACTCCTTGTTATATCTATTAAAGAAATCCATAGCTTTTTTGGCTTCAGGCGTTAACCTGCTTCCAGCTTTAATTTCTTCATAGTATTTGGACTTTTGCCCGTCCAGGTGGGCTTTAGCGTTGGCAACTTGCTCTTTTAACGCTATTTTTTTCTTTTTAATATCTCTTTCTTCATCTACTTCCTCGTCATACGAGAACGAATCTTCAATTAAAAATTCTATTTCGTCAGATGATAAATGAGATTTAGTTTGTTTATAGTACTCTCTGAGCACTGTCATATCGTCATAACTAGAATAATCTTGATTAAGACGAACGTAATCTTCTAGTGTACCACCGGTCTCTTCCATAAAGTCCATTAACTTTTGAACATTTTCAGGTAAAGCTTTTCCAGTTTCTTGAGCTTCGGTTATAGCCTCTTCAACTTGTTCAGTTAATTCTTCTGTTTGCTCTTGAACTTCTTCTTCAGTAATTTCTTCTAATATTGTAGCTTCTTCTTGTGCTTGTTCTTCCGGTTGTACTTCTTCTTGTTTTTCTGTGGACTTGGCATTTTCAGGCTCTGTAGCCACTCCCTCGTCGACAGGGTTATCTTCTTTAACTTCATTTTCTTCTACTGGTGTTTCTGGTTTATTTAAATCTAGCTTTGTTGTGTTATCTTCAACTGGTTGTTCTACAGTTTTAGACATATCTAGTTTTGTAACGTCATCCGTTACGTTTTCTACGTTTTCTTCCATAATATAATATAATAATAATTAATAATTTTTATCTAGGCTCAAAACTACCTAAATCAAATCCGCCTCCTAATATATCATTACCTGCGGATTCAAAGTTTTTAGGTGCTTTTGCGCTTTTTCTTTGATCTATAAGCTCACTTTGTTGTGTAGCTTGTATTCTTGTTCTCTCGTCTTTACGATCTTCTCTTTCGTTTTCTCTATTTTGCAAATCTTGAGTTTCCATATTTTTTATCTGCATGTTGTACTGAAACTCTAATTGCATTAGTTGTTTTTTATACTCAACCTCTTGCGCTTGCTTCTGAGCATCTAACTGCGCTTTCATTTGTTCAAGCTGTGCTTCGCTTTGTGTTTTAACTTGTTCTTTTTGCATTTCAAGCTGTGCAGCTGCTTGCTGTGATTGAATATTAGCCTGTGACTGCGCTTGTATATTTTGCTGTTGTATTATCTGATCTCTTTGTTGCTTTTTAATCCTCCTTATTTTTAATAATTGATTAGCAAGTTTTATGTTTTTGATTTCTCTAAGATCAATAGCATCTTCAAGCTCTATACTTTGTTGTGCTAAAGCAACTTGAATATTATTTTCAAGCATTGCTTTTTCTTCTTCATCAGGAGTTAACTCTATAAATATACCAAAGTCATATAGATGTAACTCTTTCATTTCTTCAAGTGTAGCAACGTTGTGAGTTCCTATAGCCTGAATAAAAGCATCTTTAGTTGGTGAATATTCTATAATATCAGATATTCTTAATGATAGTTGTTCAGCAACTTCTTGTGTTAAATGCAGTCCTGACTGTAGTATATGCCTTGTTGCTGTGTTAGAATTAGCTGCTGCTAGTTTTTGCACTCCAACTAAAGCGTTTTTGTCTGGCATACTACCATCTCTCGCCTCGTTAAGCCCGGTAGTATCTCTTATCATTTGTAAGTAATAATTGTAATTACCAATAAGGGCATTTATTTTATTACCACCACTACCACTTGTTATCTCTTGTATTGGTACTTTACCTGGGTTCATGTCACCATCAGAAGTAAAACTTCTACCAATAACAGAACCTGTTTGGAAGAACATGTTTAAAGCTTCTTGTGGATTATAGTTTGTTCCATTACCTAAATCTATTTCAGCAAGACCATCAGCATCTAAGTAAACACCATCTGGAACCATACGAGACATTACTTGTTGTAGCTTTAAATGCGTTAACTGTATCATATCAGCAAAACCAGTTATACGTCTAACTAAACTTTCTATTCTACCTTTGTACATACGTGGCGCTACAATACTATAGTTCATTTTAACCTTAGTGTAATCACTTTTAGGTCTAACCATGTTTTTAGCTAACGCCCACTTCAATAATTTATCAGTTCCAAGTATTAAAGCTCCTTCATATAAAACTTCAACTGATCTTGATAGCTTGTCAAAGTTTGTTGACTCATCTATAACAGGGTTAAACTTGTCAGTTTTAGGTATTGCTTTAGAAGCTCCACTACCAGTAGTTTTTACTTTATAAACTTCGTTCATATACGTTTTATAATTAAAATATAAAACTTGAACTTTATTAGGGTCTATACCATCTCTATTAACAAAATTACCATCGTAATTAGAGTTGTTGTAACCTGGGTTTTTAACTATATCTTCAAGCTCTGCAACAGTCATGTTTGGAAACTGTTTAACAAGCTCGTTTACTGGTATTGATTTTACTTCACCAACATAATATATGTCTTCAAAATATGGTGATTCAGTGTAAGAGTATATTAAGTTTGCTGGATCAACATATTTAACTGTAACGCCATTAGAAGTGTCAAAGTTAGTTTTAACAGCGCCAATACCACAAACAGCTAAATCATAATAAAATCTTTTCTTAGTTAACTCGTAGTTGTTGCCTTCTAGTAAAACATTTATAGCTTGTTCTTCTGCCATTTCTACAGCTTGCTTGTAATTAAGCTGCATATGTAATTGTAATTCTTCTTCTGTATCTGGTAAAGTTTCCTTTTTATTGTCGTATAAATCTACACCAAAAGCTTCTGCTGCAAAATCATTTAATTCTTTAGCTCGCATATCAGCAAGAACAGAATCCATGTACTTGGTACGTTTACTAACACCATATGGATCTTGTGAGTATGCTTTTACATCATATGTTCTTTCTGCAATACCATTTACTACTATATCAACAAACTTAGGTATAATAGGTACTGGCTTCCAGTCTAAATTAAGATAAGACAAATCACCGTTTATAGATAACTCATCTTTATATTTTTGTATTGATTGTTCTCCTCTAGCGTACAGGCGTAACTTATGAAAGTTGTTTTGATTACTAGCAAACCTATCTGTACCTGTTGGGAAATTAAACCATTCGTACT